CTTTCTCTTTTACTTTCTGTGTAGCTGATAGGTAGTCATTCAGTTGAGTACCTAATTGGTATAGCTGCTGTCCATTCTTCAAAGCAGTCGATAGCGTCTTCCAGATAGCATTTGCCGCTGCAATTTCTATTAGCATCGCCAATACCTCCTGCTATATTCTAGGGTTTCGTAAGGTTTGGTTGAGGGTTGTACTACTAGATATTCGATGGGCTTCTCTGCCACCACAGGTTCGACAATTAAAGCCTTCCCTTCTGGCAGCAAGGAAGTGCTTTGGTGAACTAGGGGCAGTCCAACAGGACTAGACCACACTATCTAAGGTCATAAGGAATAATATCCTCACGCTCTGGTCGCCATCTTGTTTGCCACATAGGGCCACCAGTAGGGCTAGTTCCTACACGCTTTGCTCCCCATTTAATAACGAAAGCATTTAACGAAGATTCTTCGCTAGACGTGGTCATGTTCATTCCATATAGTCCAGTATGCTGTGTGACCTCTTTGTGACGAGCATAGCTTACAAGAGCAATCTCCGTGTATATCCAAGCCATTGATGTAGACCCTTCTTTTGGGCCAGCCATAAAGTAAATAGAATGCCAGATGTCATCTATTTTCTCACCTGAGAAGGCAACGTAAGCCACAGCATTTGCATGTTCTCTAAACACCATACAAGGATTCATCTGCATAGATTCTTTTATAAACTCTTTAAAAGGAACTTGACCATCTGCCCAATAATTACCATCTTCGTCTTGGGTTATTACATGTGGAGAAAAGGTACTGCTAGTCATGTGTTTTATACTTTGAACCCACATGCTTTCAAAGTCAGCGTCCGTGACATATTCAATATTCATATACATAGGATTAGCCTAATTGAAGTGTTGATGGGTTAGGGGAAAGGAGTGAGTTTAATCCACTAAAGTTGTACCACCTATACCAAGTAAAGCTGCCACTGGGCCTTATTGTGTGCCCTGTCAAGCCTGAATAATTCTCGTGGGTAGCGCTATTGGGGCCTCCCATTGCTCGACCATTAATCCTGACATTACCCAAGAAACTACTACTATGATGTCCTGCCATTTTTATCCAAACTTCAGTACCAGACGATTGCCCGGAAGACCAGTAGTGAGAAAGAACTTCATCGATTCTATAGCCTTTATAATTAGCGGGTCTGCTACCTATAGGAGCTAAAGATCCAGCTAATGATCCTGTATTTAATACACTAAATCCTTTCTCTTGGTTGGCTCCGAACTTATCACTACCGGGAAAGTTTCGGCTCCCAGAAGCAAATGATGAAGAGTATCCTCCTAGCCATATCTGGGAGCCATTAAGATTAACCTTTGCCACAGTCGAGCCGTTAAAGGTTACCGCGCTAACATTTCCGAAGTTAATTGATTGACTCATATATAACCCCCTTATGTAGTGATGTTCAGCGTAGTTCCCGACATTGAGAACGTAGCACCAACTGGGCCTTGAGAGCCTGTGCTTCCTGTAGAACCAGTAGAACCAGTAGCACCTTGTGGGCCTGTAGCTCCTGTACCACCCGCAGCACCTGTAGGGCCAGCGGGGCCAGTAGCACCAGTATTACCTACATCACCTTGAGGCCCTGTTCCACCTTGGGGGCCAGTAGGGCCAGCGGGGCCTGTATCACCTTGAGGGCCAGTAGGGCCTTGTGATCCTTGTACGCCTTGTGATCCAGTAGTACCAGTATCGCCTTGAGGGCCAGTAGGGCCTGTGGCTCCTTGGACTCCATCATCTCCATCTCCACCAGCCGTACCTTGAGGGCCTTGTGCGCCTGTATCACCCTGTATTCCTTGTGATCCAGTTGATCCAGTTCCTCCAGTGGGGCCTGTGTTACCGATAGGGCCTTGAGCGCCCGTGTCGCCTTGAGGGCCTTGAGGGCCAACCGCACCTGTAGCACCAGTTGTACCTTGGGGGCCTGTATTACCTATTGGGCCTGTTACACCATCAGTACCCTTATCAGCCATAAGCTGCCACACAGCGGCTTGAGCAGATGGAACTGTACCAGCGGCTGAATCTTGAAGGGCTGCATATGTAGCACCTTGGTATTCAACCGCATCTAAGGTTTCGTATGCAGTTGAAGAAGACCACTGGCCTTTAAACGCAATGCGTACCTTACCTATATTTAAAGTTGGCATTAGATTGTTACCTCTAGTTCACCATTAGAATTAATTGAGAAGTCTTGGTCTGCCGCATCACCGTAGTATTCGATGGATAGCATTCCTGTTGTGGGACTCATTGAGAAAGTACCGAAGGCTAGACCTAATGCAGTCGGCCCCATAGAACCTGTTGGGCCTGTAGAACCTGTTGGGCCTATAGTACCTTGGTTACCGTCAGGGCCTTGGTTACCTAAGTCACCTTGAATACCTTGTGGGCCTAACGGGCCAGTAGGGCCTGTTGAACCTATTGGGCCTTGAGAACCTGTTGGGCCTAATGGGCCATCGTCACCAGTAGCACCTTGCGCTCCTGTCTGTCCTGTAGCACCCACTGCTCCTGTATTACCAGTTACTCCTTGGATACCTTGCAGTCCTATTGGGCCTATTGGGCCTGTCGTACCTTGTATTCCAGTGACACCTTGATCACCTACAGGGCCTGTATTGCCTATGACACCTTGAGGGCCTATTGGGCCTTCGGGGCCTATGACACCTTGAACACCTACAGGGCCTTGAGATCCAGCAGGGCCTGATGGGCCAGTTGCTCCAATAGGGCCTTGAGGGCCTTCAGATAAAGAGAAAGTAAGTAGACCTGTACTAGCGTTGTACGATACAGAACCCTCTGCACCATATGGAAGAGAAGTCATGCTGGTTGTAAGGGAATAAAGATCGTCACGAATGTTAACAACGTCTGTGTGTTTAATAACAACGTCTGTATGTTTAGATGTTATGTCTGCGGTAACGGCAGCTTGGTTAGGAAATAATGAATCAGCATATGATTTAGTTACGACATCCCCATCTGATATAGGATAAGCCACATCCGATATTAGCTTATTGTTAGCTGAGAATTTACCTGTCGCTACATCTTCAAAGATTCCCAATTTAGATTGGTCAATAGCTTCTTGCGCTAAGTTGTGTACTTGATCAAAGGCTGTATCTAAATCTTCCTCGGTAAGCTGACCGGGAATAACAAAGTCTACCAACCGAATATCGGGAGAAGACTCTCTGAATATATACACCAAGTCTAAGTTTGATGTAGTTAATAATTGAATCTGAGTGTCGGAATACCAACTAAATGTTGTATCAAATACTCCGTTAACCTTAACCTTAACGTGAGCCTTGTCCAGATAAGAAAAGGGTATTGTGAATTGTGTCTGACCTGTATTGGCTATATATGACACATAAGAGTAAGCCATAGGGACTCCTATTAAGTTATAAAAGAAACCCCTCTATTGAGGGGCTTAAAGGTTTTAATCGTCTGAGGTTAGATCAGCTATTTTGAACAGAGCCTGATATGGAGCAAGCCTACGAAGTTTGGCTGCACCATCCGTTCTCGCTGGGTCTAGCATAGCGTTGATGCCAGTACCTAAGTCGGTTGCTAATCCAAATGATGGGCCAGCAATTTGTCCGATTGTGTTGTTAGCCTGATACCGCGAACCTCCTGCACCAAGACCAGTAGTCTTTTCTATAGCAGCGGCATACGGAGACAGCCAAGCTAATGCACCTGACCGATCAAGAACATCACGAACCCATTGACCATTGGAACGCTCTTGTATCTCACCATTACGGATCATATCCTTAGTGATTACTACAAGACCGCCTAAAGCCAAGGCCATTGCCATAGAAGCCACAGCATCTGCATCCTTATAGTGGTGCATCCTCTGAGCCGCAGGGGCAATCATCTTGTTCATGATAACGAATCCATAGGTTTGGAACTGCATCATCATCTTAGCGATAGCACCATCCATTAGCAGAGGTGTGTCACCAATACCGGGTGTCATAATTCCCCGGTCAGCAGCTTGTCGCATAGACCCTACAAACGATGTGTAAGCCTCACGGCCTTCCGCATACAGCTTATATTCAGACTCCATAGCATCACGCAGGAAGTCTAGGTCTTTGTCTTCGATCTTACCCTCGCTAAGTAGCCTCTTGCCTTGATCGTATTCCTTACGGGCGGCAACATACTCTACTTCGTTACGGGTCTGCCATTTCTGTGCGTCAAAGCTTTTAACACCACGATCATTAGATATGCCAAACTCTTTTCCTAGCTTCTTGAACTGGGCTAACTGATCAGGGCCAATACCTATAGTAGCCAGCTTTGCTCTAGTGAGGTCATCTAGCAGACTAGGGTTATTAACCAGATCAATTAACTTGTCCTGCTGGAAGATCATGGTCATAGCTTTTTGCTTCATGTTCCAAGCAGCTAGTCCAGACATGACGTTAACCTTCTCGTTAAGACCAGCGGTCAAACGATCTATGTTAGCTGTAACAACTTGCTTGGTGGAACCTGTCGCTCCAATACCAATCCCTTGATTAAAGTTATCAGCACCAGCCAGCTTTAAGTGACGCGCTTGGTGAAGCAATCTTTCAGAAGCAACAGCTATCTTATGGATCACATCATCAGGAGAGTTCTTTAAGATGTCAGATGAAGCCCTAAAGTACTTACCAGCGTACACACCGAAACCATTAGTCAACACCATGTTAGCGGCATCAGTAAAGGAAGTGATAATGAACTCAGGGCCAAAGCGTGTGAAGTTATATTCACGGGCCTTACCCGCAGCCCAGAACAATGCACTGTCAGGATCATCAGGCATTCCTGCACGACCATAAAGTCGATCAAGTAAACCATCAATGTCTGATAATACAGCTACCTTTTCGGAAGCTAGGTGTGAGGACTTTTTGTTCTTACCCCTAAGTTCAGCTATCTTTGAGTCATAGCTATCGCTTATCTTAGCCTTCTGGTCACTCATATCTAAAGCCGCGTCCTTACCGAACACTTTCTTAATAGCTAGTCGGGCAGATACTTCTTCCCACTGTTTATCAAGAACCACATGTAGGTCACCCTTTAGGATTCCTAACTCATGAGCCTCTCTAGTTTGTTCGGGAGTCATCCGAATACTTCGGCTTTTACTACGACCACCTTGAAACATTGATTCAGTGAGAACACCCTGTGGAGACTTCTGGTTTTGCTGTAGGTTATTAACTAGATCTTCCACCGTGTCATTCATACTTTTAAGAGAACCAGACCTACGCTGCATACGGGCAGTCTTCTTCTTTGACTTAGCCGTTTGTCGCCAGTAACTCTTCATCTCTTTATAAGCTGCACGGGATTCCTTGTTAAGATCTCTTGTGCCTTTGATAGCCGCTTGGGTTTTGGATACAGCAACTTCCAAATCCGTAACCTTAGTTTGCTTCTTAGCTATCTTAGATTCAGCATCCCGTATTTTCTTTCTGGCTTCTAAAGCAATCTGTTTGTACTTTGCCATTGCTGGCGTATTGACCTTTATGCTTCTCCACATATCATCAATAGCTACAACATGGTTTATCTCAGCTTGCGTAATAGCATCTTCTGCTTCTCTCCAAACTTTGGGATCAGGCTCTAATGCACCACTTCTTTTAGATTCCTTTTGTAACTTACGGTATGCGCTGTTAGCAGCATTGATTGCTTTTTGAGTTGGGCCACGTTCCACAACAGCTAACTGTTGGGCGTATTCTTTCTCAAGCTTAACTCTGAGTTCAGCCTGTGCCTCAACCATTTCATTCTTTACACGAACTCTAGTGGCTCTGGTTAGGTCTAGATTCTCATAGGTTTTACGGACGATATCTTTAGCAACTTTAATACTTAGGTTTTTAATCTTAGTAGTGTTCATACGAATCATTGCGGCAGCTTCAACCATACCCTTACGAGCATCTATTTCTTCCATGTGGGCAACCTTCGCTGCTTCATCTATCTCTGCTAGTTTCATCTCGTAGTTATTGCCAGCCCACTCTTCTAGGATCTCTCCCTTAAATCGTTGACCTTCTTCTTTTGTGATTACCCGGTCTACGCTGTCGTTAAAGATATCTTTTATCTTAACGTCCTCAAGACCAAACTTAGCGAAGTCATCTAGGCTTAAACCATACTCTTCGATAAACTCTTCTGTAGGCGATTCTTGCAAGATCTTAATAAAGAAGTCTTTAGCTTTAAAAGAGTCTTCTCTTATGTTCCTACTGTCCCACAACTGAGCCATTTTATAGTCATCACCCATACGCATCTTGTCGGTAATCAGGCCGTTCTCAACCATCATGTCTTCTAAGTGACGGTTACTGGCATGAATAGATTGGGTATATTCATCAGCAGCACTCTTGATTAGCTTTGCGTTCTCTGGCCCCCACTTGGTTTCAAGCTTGGCTAGATCATCAGCATCCATATAACCATGAAGAGATTTAACAACTACTTCGTTAAACTCACTAGGCTTCAGTAATCCCATCTCAAAGGTTTCGGCTTGACCCGTAGCACTCTGTGACCAGTTAACTAACCGGGTCGCATCAGCTTTTAGTTGTTGGGCTATACGGCCCTTCCCTGTCATCGCCATGTTTAGGTTAGTAACAATGTTCTCGGACTGTAGAAGAAGAGTATCGTACTCAGTCTTTAAAGCATTCTTAACCGACTCAGCACTGATCTCAGCTTTACCTTCAGCCGCGCCCTTGCTTACTCGACCACCTGTGTCCATAAGCTTTTGAGTGATACTACGAGCCTCTTGAACTGACCAGTTAAATGAACGACCAATAGGAGTAGTCTGATCAATCCAGCCAACAGCCTTGTTTAGGACATTAGCTACGACACCTCTATTACCGTCCATGACTGACTGAGTGCCATCGGAAACCCTAGCAGCACCAGCAGAGTCGTTCATTGGGCCAGCAAATTCATCAGCACCAGAGAACTCTGGATCGTTAGCCTTTAAGGGTAGTGGCCCCATGAAGTTTGGATCAGCCGCTTGGAATCCTGGAGCAGATTCTGGGGCAGTAACTTCTGGTTGATTCCTGACCGCAGGGGTCATTGGCTTCATGCCTTTAAAACCACCAACAGCACTCATAAGAGCGGCACTGGCTAAGACGTTTATCAAGGATTCATCCATTGTTCTGTAGTCTTGCATCTGGTGCAAAGCGACTTCTTGACCCGCAACTATTGCGCCCGACTTGGCTGCATAATCAGCAGCACTAGCTAACATTTTACCCTTCTTAGCTGTACCCAAAATAGGAACAAGGGTCATAACATCTAACAGGGAGAATCCCATGCCAAGCATTATTCCGTAACCATTGCCGTTAGCCATGTTGTCACGGTTCTTTCTCTCAGAACGGAGTCTTTCAAGACGCTGGTCAAAGTGAAGTTCGTTGTCTACGTTATCAAACATACCTTGTTTAATTGATGACTCCATATCTACGAGGTCATCTTTGTTTTCGATGTAATGACGGAACACATTAAAGTTAGGATCTTGAGGGCCATGAATAGTCTCACCAGATGCCATATAAGCAGAACCAATTAAGGTTTCTTGCTTATAGAATGACAGTGCTGTTTCGAGAATACCCGGTGCTTCCTCTTCATCTATAGACCGTACATTTCCTTGTGGCTTAAACGAAGCCACTTCCCTATCGACAGCTTGGATACGAGTAAACGTATCTTCCGCTGCCGTTGTTCTTGAACGAATTAAGTCCATAAATATTACCTATATTAAACTTTAGCTTTGTCCTTACCTTGTGCTTCCTGAGAGGCTGCATACTTAGCCGCATACTTCTCTGGTAACACCGTAGCCATATAGGCTAGATAAGAAGGCATACCATGCTCTCGGTTAGCACCAACAAATGTTAGGGCTTCTTCGTAGCGTCTGTTGTAAAGGCCAAGCATCCGTGATCCGTTAGACTTGTAGAGTATTTCCTCCACAGCCTTATTTATACGACCACCCTTTAAATGACCTACTAAGTTTTCACCGATTAGCTTTGGCGAGTTGTAAGCCATAGATACCAGTGCTAGTCGTTGTTGATGGTTAAGATCCACACCATTAAGGCGGTTATCGATAACAGATTCAGCTTCACCTACAGCAGCATCAAACAACTTACGGCCTTGGGCCTCAGTAATTTCAGCCGTGCCTTTGTGAACAGCATCAAAGTATTTCTCACCGACTTGTAGTGTCTTCATGAATAAGTCTTTATGACCTACAGAATCCATGTTGTAACCATACCCAACAGTTCGGTAACCCTTACCATTCGGTGCGCTCTTGACACCATCCCAGTATGCTCCTGACCTCCAAGCTTCTGCCTCGGCAATCATTTCAAACCTTTGATCGGTGTATTGGGGACTTTCTTCTGGACTCATGTGTTCTTTTACCTTTGTATATGTGTCTTGAATAAACCAAGATACGTCTTCAGCAGCATCGGTTATTGCATCACCAGATATATCTAAATCAAAGCCAGCTTTTAATGGTTTATTAATGCTAGTTAATCCTACTGTTGGACTAACTTTGTCATTAGCAGCTAGTTGATTCATTACACCTTCTTGCAACATAGCGTTTTGATCTGCATCACTCTGTGACGTAGATGTCATAAACGGAAGCCTATCCTTTGTAATAGCCTGATCTATTTTTAAGTTATGATCTTTGTTACCTTTCTTCTCAAATGCCGGGTAGTCGTAACTACGCATAGCCCTTGGCTTAACGTGACCACCTAATGACATTTCCTGTATTTCTTCAGCGGTATAAAGATTATCCAAGTCAATATCATTTTTACTCATGTGAGCATACGCTCTGATTTTGTAGCCAGTAGCTTGCGCCCCTTCGGCTATATCAGCAGCAGTAGTGCCAGCATCGTAGATAGGAACTAGATGAACAGACTCAGGGAGTTTATCTTCAATAGCCTTTAGCGTTGCTTCGTCAACTACGGGATCACCTGTTATTTCAACAGGAATACTAGAACTTCCACGATCCTCAAGTGCAGCAGCGATGTTAGTAAGATAGTCATATACTCCCGGCTGCTCCCCTGCTTGACCGAAGTCATAAGTCATACCAGATTCTAATATTACATCCTGTTGCTGACCTGTTACTTCGTGAGAAGAGGTCAAGGTTACTGTTCCTGTACCATCATCATTCTGACGAAAACCAACACCAGCACCACCAAACATATCCATCTTAGATACAGCATCAATGGAGTTATCAAGATTCCCGCTAGGGCTAAAGCTTCTAGAAGTATCATAAGGGTTAGGCATACTTGCAACATCATGAACCTGAGTATTAACATTCCCATTTTCATCCACAGTACCAACCTCTGGCAAAGGAACCTGATCTGCCTTTAGTACTACCCCTACACGGTCATTAGATTTCCTAACGCGACCTAGGGTTGGAAGCATGTGATTCCACACATCTGTAATGATCTGATCTGGGTCACCCGCACCTCCACTACTTTGAGCAGCAATGGTAAACGCAGTATGAAGATCCATAAACTTCTTCGCTACAGCACCATTAGGATCGACAAATAGATCATCAGTATCCACCTCCAAAGCCTCACCCAATTTACGAATACTTGGACTGTGTAGTAGTGTTCCACCAAACGCAGTATAGGATGGGTTCATTATCTTAGTGAATGTAGCTACGGGGCTTGTAGTCTCATATAACGCCTGAGTTGCTGCTTGAGTATCCTTCATTACTTGTGGATCTTTCAGCAGAGCTTGTAATTCTAGGTCTTGGGTAACATAGCCTAGCGTTACACCATTCTTAGCAGCATAGGAATATAGCGCAGATGCGTCTGAGTTAGCGCCTAGGATTTTACTAGACATTGAGCTATCTGTTTGATCCAACTTCTGTAGTAAAGCATAGCCTCGTTGATTCATTAAAGGATCAAGTGAAGTTAGCATACTGCTTATTGCTGACTTAACTCTTGGAGATATATCACCCATCTGAGATTCATTGTTAAATAGCAATGCAGTTACATTAGTAGATACCTGTGCAAACTCTTCGTCCGTCAGATCAGCGTTAGTAAAGTCAGTCGCTGGGTTTGCGAGTAACCTTGTTAGCTGTTCAGCGTTGTAAGTCTCAGGTTTCAGTGTCGTAGGTTGACCTGAGTTCACAGCGTCCCAACGGTTTTTAGAAGCTTTTAGGTCACCCAACTTCTTAGTCATAGCATCTATTGCTTTAACTTGAAGTTTGTAATTAACTTCATCACCGTGCAAATTATTAAAATCAACAGCTTGCATCATAGCGGCCGCGAGTTCTTCTTCATTGTTGGGGCCAAATTCTATCGCATTAGTTTGAGCGATATTACTTGCAGACAATGCTGAAGATTCTTGGGTTTGTTTAGACTGATGTTCAGCCCAACCTTTAGATAGAATCTCCGAAGCCGCATCAGGGAATTGATCCGCAAACGTCTTAAAGACATCGCCCACCTTAATGACAGCAGAACCATTAATAAAACGACTGAACTCTTTTATGTTGCCAGTATTATTAGCAGCATTTTTATACATGTTGATTATGTTTGCAGATACTTTGTTGTCACCCATATTTGGATGGATAGCTTTGTATCGACTAAAGTCTTCGGCAAAGTTCTTACCAAAGTGCATATCATCACGACTGTTGATCTCACCCGATAGTTGATTAGATGCATATTCTCTTACGGCAACCTCACGCTTTTCGGCAAACTTAGATATGTATGGGAATACTTTGGCCTCATATGAGTTTCTAATTTCTGCATCAAGAACCGGGTCACCTGTTTCAGTAAAGTTTGCTGTGAAGTAATCTTCTGCTTTTGTAGCAAAGCTAACATTACCCATTACATCGTGGGCATCTATGACGGTCTTCTCAAGTCCCACTGTTAACTCAGAAACGGTGCTGTTTCTAGTGCCTATGTACACAGCAGCGGCTAGACTATCTTTCTGCTGCTGGACTTTGGCTTCTCGCTCTTTTAGACCCGCTGTATTGTTGGCTTCACGTTCTTTACGAAGTGCATCAAGTCTATCTTGTGATTTCTTTTCCCAACCAGCTATCTTGGCTTTCTCTTCAGCATCTTGTACACGCTTTTGATATGCAAGTTCAGCATCTTGTTCACGCCTAATTTGCTTACGCTCAACTTGTGCTTCGTTAGCAACACGAAGTTCTTCTGCACGTTCAACTTGCGTTAGGTTTGAATCGACCTCGGCTATCGTACCGAAGAAACCACTCATTGCCTTACCCATGTTTCCAATTGCATTAGCTTCGGCTAAACCGCCACTCATAATCGATTGGCTATTTTGGGTTGCTAGTTTCTGGTTTTGGATTTGTACTTTAGCGGTTGGCCCCGCACTAGTCTGGATCTTTGAGTTACTACGCCCAGACCTGCTAGTGCGTGAGCCAGAACCGCCATTAGATAATTCTGGCATTAGTTAGCCCCTTAATATTTTGTATAGTCTGATTGTTTGCCACGGTTAAAACCCCGTAGTTTGTTATTGAAATCTCTGGTTAAAGACTCAGAGCCTCCAATGGTAGACATACCACCTGTTATAGAACCAATCGCACTTGCGTTGGCGTTAGCCACTGCGGCAGCACCTTGGCTATAAGCTAGTGTTGTTTGATTTAGATAACCCATCTGTCCTGCCCGTTTATTGGCCTGTAAAGATGCGGTTTGATTATCCCGGCTTGTGTTTAATCTGCTGATATCCATACCTGTCGTATAGGCTGAGTCTAAAGTCAAAGACGTAGCGGAGGATGCCGAAGCACCCTGCTCACCTAGTAGGACAGCTAGTGACCCCAGTTCACGGTTCGATGCCCGAATACGGTCTGAAACCTCTGAGTCATATAGCTCATGGGATTCCTTTTGTAGTCGGTCATTCTCTTTATAAACTAGTGCCAGGTTTTTTTCTTCAGCAGCATAAGCGCGTTCAGTAGACGATTTAGCCACTGATGCTTGTTGGGATGCCGCTGCAAGCCCTGCTACCGCAGAGGCGACAATTGCTGTGACGCACATAATTACTCCTGCCTTGTCATTTCGTTGAAGAACCCGACCCACCGTGCGCTCGTAATAGTACAAGGCATGTATGAAGGATTAGTGATTTTAATAGTTACGGTGCTTCCGTCAGATCTAATAGGTGCATCAAATACGCCACTTAAAAGTTCTGGAGTAGCTTCGATAATAGTGCCTAGGCTTGTACCGTTAAACGTAAAAGTTTTAGCGGGTCTTTTATCGGGGGTCACTACTACTTGAAGAAACGCAGTGTCTTTGTAATCAAAGTACATACGCTTTAGCTGAAGCCTTCCAGTAGTAACTGTTGCTTGATTGTCACCCTCTCGTAGGTATTGTTTAGACAACTCTACGGACATGTTGTAATTAAACCCTAGGTATATAGGCGTTCCACTTTTATCACCACCTACAACAAAAGAATTACCACTAGATGATATGGGAGTTATAACAGCACCTTGACTTCCTATTGGTGCTACAACGCTATCGGCAACCGCAGACATTGTTGTCGCGTCAACAGGGAAGGCACTGGTATAAGTAGTTGTGTTAGATACTGAATCATAAGCCCCTACAATATACTGCAAGGCATCAAGCCTAAGTGGGTACTTAAAGTTGGTAGGCTTCTCAGCAGCATTGAGAGACATTTTCTCAATCGATAGGATTCCATTTCGTGATATTAAAATAAACACATCACCATCGGTAATAGTTAAATTGTGAAGTACAGATCCACTACCAAACGTCCACTTACCCCAAGCTGATTGTGCTTTATTTTCACCATCCCAATAAGTTTTATAGACATATATAGTGGAACGATCAGTACCACTTAACGCTAAAACAGTTCCAGTTACAGTGTCTCCAACTAAGCAAGTTATCGGTGCGGGTATGTAGTCAGACGCATGGATTAAAACATCACTAGCAGTGTGACCTACAGATTTGTCGCTATAGAAATATTCAAATAGAACGGCACTGCTTCCACTACGAGAAGCAAAGTAAAGTTCGTCTCTAAATCCAATAGGGCGACACAAAGGTTCCGAAGTGTATTGTGTTGCTACATCAATAGTTGTTGTTGTAGGAGTTACAGCAGGATCTCCAGATAGTTCAAACTGTGATGATTCAGCAGAGCAGAATAAAGCTTTTCTGAAGGCAACCACATGGCGTAATTTATTGACCTGTGAACTAGAGGCTGTTCTACCAAAAGGATCACTATCAATAACCTGACCTTCAGTCTTGGGCCAGAAGTTTACATAGTCACCAGACGAGGAGAAGAAAACTGTTTCATCCGATACAAAACTGAAACGGTTACGGAAGAATGTAATGTCAGATATACCTTTTCCTACAAAATCAGGGGAAGGAATAATAGCTTCTGCTGCTGCTCCTACTGCCCCAGTGTCGGGACGCACACCCCACTCCAAATACATCTGGAATGAGAAAGTACCATCTGCTTCTCTTACTAACTGGTGAGGCATAGTGTCGTGATGAAACGTACCATCCTCATATATCAATACAGTTTTTAGTTTATTAGCAATAAAAGTAACGTCACCCGTTGTTGCAAACGATAAGTCTTGCGAAGGGTTATCTGTAGATAGGTATCCTAAAGCTTCAGTACCCGCAGTTAGGCTATACGCTGTTCCTGATGGGTCAAATATAGCTATGTTGCATCGACCACCGTTGCCAGTATCATTTGTATCCTTGCCTATAACTATTAGATACTTCTCGTTAGTGTCTCGCTCATAGCTGTGGAAAGCATGGTCAGTAGCATCTACTGGGTCAAGTTGTACATCAGCGACAAATTGAGTTCCCGGCCTTTTAGTGAAACCTCCAGACACAACTGAGAATAAAACATTCTCTGCTTCTTCAACCTGACCCGGTAGTCTTACGGTATCAGGCTGGCGGCTTACGCCTTGGTACATGGTTCTAAGGGTTTGCTCGACCAGTTTACCCATGATTATCTCCCGTAAAGTGCGTGGTTACGGCCTACAACATAGCGGCAAAATGCACTATCAGTTAAGGCGTTAGAATCGTCAGCTTCTGCTTCGGCATCCATCAGAGAAGCGTAGGCTTCTTGCTCTGCACGAACAGCAAACTGGTCAGCCGCAACAGAACCCAGTTCGGATTCTTGGAATCGTCTTGAGGCTTTAGCGGTTATGTAGAGTTGTAGTTCTGGAGTTAGATCTGCTATGTCTCGTTCCCATATAATGTCTACGGAAAGTGCAGCAGTAAATACGAATGTGTGCTTAACGATGTTATAAAGATGCGGTTGGTTTAGGTATTTACGGACTGTAACGTGGGTAGATTTGTCTACACCTACTGTATCAATTCGTAAAACATCACCTGATAATGGAATAGTCCCATCGGTGGTGATAGCCATAGTGTAATCACGTTCATGGTTACATAGCCAACCTTTGGCCTGTACCTCGCGGGACACTCGGTCAAGAATTCGTTCGGCTGATTCTGCATCAGGCAGACCAGAGCTTAAAGATGAAACTGGATCTTCGCCAATAGACTCAAGAATCTGATTGACTGCATCAAGTTTAGTTAACATAAGAACCTCATAAATGAAAAAAAGCCCCACCCGTTAAGGTGAGGCTTGTAGGATTATAAAATCCTAGGGGAGAGTTAAGAGGCTGCTGAAGTTAATTCAATAGCACACTCAGGGCGTAAAGTACCTGTGCCTGTTAACATCTTAGCAACTAAGAAGTCTTCCAAACGACGAGTGTCACGCTCTGATTCAAAACCGATATCCATTAACTTAACAGATGCAACGGCATCCGCAGTCCAGATACAACCAGTAGTGGTTGAATAGTTTGCGCGGTACTTTGAGTACACACCAGCAGCAGACGTTTCGTCAGCATTGGGCATGTTCAAAGACTTAACAATCTGAACACCATCAATGGTCATAGAGTCAGCACGGCCTTCAATACCACCAGCGCCTGAGTGACGTAAGTCAGCATCAAGTACTAAGTATTGACCGTTAGCGTCTTTCGCAAACTTGATCTTGTTGAAAGTCTCAGCAGTAACAGACATATAACGGGTCTGTTCTTCTGGTACTGACAAGTTAAAGAACTTTAAGTTAGCTAGACGGATCGCATCGATCCATTCTGCGCCTGTAGAAGAAGCACCAAGACCAAAGATCTTGTCGCCACCGGGGAATGGCCCATCAGCAGCAGTACGAGCAGCTAATACGATCTGACGGAATACGTTCTTATCGAATACACGCGCTAACGCACGACCCATCTGGGCTGAGTACTCAGAGCGTACATCGAAGTGTGACAACATAGTGTCAATGTCCGATACGGCAGTATGAGATACTAAGATGTCATCGATGGTGATAGAAATCTCACCAGTTTCAATGTCAGTTCCCATCAATTCAGTACCGGGAACATGGTACTCGGCAGACGCTTTCCAAGTCTTTGGGAAACGGAATGAACGCTGACCACCGCCAACGGTTTTTACGTTGTGCTTGTCAAGAGTTACGGTTGCAAGATCGAATGCGGTCAAAACTTCACCGCCAAATACGTCTAAGAATAAAGCACGATCATTAGTAGGGGACGATTGTCCCTGACCAAAGCGTGATGGTGCAGAAGTAATGCTAGAAATAGCCATGATAATACCCTGTAAAAAATATATGTATAAAGTGTCAGTCCCTTATGGGACGGTGTAGATTGGTTTTGAGGGTGTTTCCATCACAAAGATTATCTGCCTTGGCAGGTCAATGGTTTGGTTTTCTCAAGAGCGCACAAAATTACCCACACGGCTTAGCCTTGCTGTGTCAGGATGTTGGGAGTGCGACCTTATCGTGAGTAACGCTGGCTTGGCGATACCCTAGAATGAGGGGGTAGCCTCCCGCAGGAGGCTCATAGACCTAGTCTAGGTCATATGTACTGACAGACATCTTTTCGATTACTGTCTGACGGAATGTAGGATTAGTCCGATATTCGGGGTTTGCCATATCCTGTTTCATTTCCGCGCGAGAGCGGTAGCCCGTAGAAGAGTTACCGACTTCATTGCCGATCATTAAGTTCGGCTCGTTGTTGCTGCCCATACGGGACTTAATTGCATCTACTGCCATCTTCCAGTTGTCTCCGTTTAACGTGTCATTATAAGCAGCCTTTTCTTCGCCACTGAGATTGTTCTCAGCCCAAGAATTAACCTTATTCCACTCTTCCTCACCACCGACATAGTCAAGTGCTGATTTAGATTCCGCATCCATTCTAAACTTTAGGTTGTCTACATAGGAATCAATGAGTTCCGCATCAACGCCTTGAGCAATGAGTGCATTTTTAGCATCTTCACTTAGGTTACCGTCTTGCTGGATTTGCTGAACTAACGAATCAACGTCAAGTCCCGCCTTGCTTACGACATCAAGGGCTGCATTGTCGGCATCCGCTTCTGGTGCGGCCTCTGTGCTTTCCTCGTCCTTCGTTTCCGCATCGGGTGAACCCCCTTTCATGCGGTACTCTAACTCGGCAGCGTGTGCTTGCCAGTTATACTCACCTGTCTCTGGGTTATAGAACTTGTCCTGACCGTTCTCTGGTTTAGCAGGGATCGGGGCTGTGTCTATATTCTCGTCAGATGGTGTTCCATGACCCGCTTTGAATTCAGCAGCTTTTTGCTGGTTGTATTCATCGGAGCCTAGTTCTGGTTGTGTAACTTGTTCAGTCATTTAGTATCCTGTTTGAGTAGCGAAGGGGCTACATGCCCCCTTGCTCCACTGCTTGTTGTGCCATAGCTGCACCGCCAGCTTCCGCTGCTGCACCCATGCCTTGTTCAACTTGACGTTGCTGTCGTTTCTGAGCCACTTCATCTTCGGTGTTAACCGCATCCTCAAGGGATAGCCCGTTAAACGCCTTACCTAGTAGCTTCTCCCAACGAACATAGTCGAGTATTTCTGGAGGTAAACCCTGTAGGAATTGAAGTGCTGAACCTACGCGCTGAACGTCCTGTTCACGGCCTAAACTTTCTAGTCCAGTTAGTACGGTTGGTTCGACCACGCCTTCGGGCCACGGTGGTAGCTTGCCTTGCGCTTGCATCTGAATAATCAGACGGTTAAGACGAGCAGACTGCATGTCGCGTGACAGCATTGAGAACGCACCACCTAGGGAGCCTTCTAATTCCTCTGCCATCATCTTTAATTCGTATGCAGTAACACGCTCACCCTGACGCTGAACACTAGAGTTCATCAAGAACGCTGACGCGATCTCTTGTTTCTTCTCAGCCAGTTCAGCTTTTGCTACCTGTAAGCCGGGCGCATTCTGATAAGCTAACATTCCGATATCTTCGGGGTTGCCTACCACATACTCACCGTTGTCAGCAGCAGCTAAACGTCTGCGTAAGTTAAGACCACCAGCCGCATTCGGACGGATCATCATAACGTGGCGTGATGCCAGTGCAGCACCGTCCAACATAGCCTTGGATAGACCGTCTACGGCTTGAAGATCACCGAGGTGTTCCTCACACTTGCCACGACCATAGTCTTCGCCAATTACCGAAGTCCAACGGAGAGCGTTGAAGGGGCATACATCGTAAGTACCTGTGGACTTAGCTACTTTCTTACCAGCAACTTCTTGATGAACCTCGTAGCCTTTCTGTGTCTTCTTACACGATGTATAGATTGGCACTTTCTGGGTAGGAGAATCCTCTGCGGTCAGCATTGAGCGAACAGCATCAGGAAGGTTTGTGGGTGCGAAGTACTCTTCGATAATAACTTCAGTTACCTCGCCCGTCATATCACGCACGACAACGTATTGGTCTAATCGAAAGACTCGTAAACGGTTATCAGGTAGGACTTGTTCTAAAGCATTACCAGTAGTTATAAGATACTGTAGGGTAAGGTGAGTAGGCTGACGCCACTGTTTACGCTCAATCTCGTTACTGATCGCCTTTTCAGACAATGCTAAGCCACGCTCTGTTTCTTGGTCTGTCTCCAACTTACCTTCTTGAATCAGTATCTCTGACGGTATTTGAAGTCGGAACGAGGACATGCCCGGTGGATACATAGCAATCATTAAACGACTAGCTAAGCTAACAACCGCTCTAGCACCAAGCCCTTGATAGGGGGCCGGTAAGACGGTGTGTGAGTTGTGTCCTTGGGGTGGTAATAGTGCGGGTATGGTTATTGCAGAACACTCTCTAGCGCGTGTTAAGAAAGGCTCACGCCTAGACTTGATAGACTCATATCTGGATTGGGTTGTATCAGACATTCCCTACTCCTAGAGGCTTAGACCGCTACCACCACCGCCGCCATAATTAGTACCAGACTTCGGACTTAATTGAATGCGGAAGGATGAACGACCTTTTTGTTTAGCTTTCTCTTTTGTTGCTGTAGCTGCCATTTTACGAGAGGCTGTTACTTCTTTTTTCTTTGTCTCTTCGGGTGTAGCAACAACGGCTTTTGGTACTGGTTTAGGTGCTGGTGGTGCAGAAGGAGTGGGGAAACACATTATTTATCCTCTCCCTTTTTAACTTGAACTAATTTTTTAGGAACTTGCTTAACTGGAGCAACTTCTTTTTTAACTGCTGGACGATTGTGTTTGACTAGTCCCATGAGGATTGTTCCTTGTATATAAGATGCCCGATTGTTTGAAGCCAAGTGCTTCGTACAGACCTCCTGTTTCTTTGATTAACATACCCGTGGTTACTCCAAGATGTATGCGAGTAGCTCCTAAAGATTCTGCCCACTTCTGGTAGGCCCGAACTAGTTTTACTGCGGCCCTAGACCCCCGGTATTCTTTCTTAACATAGAGAAATAAATCACATGTTGATACAGATGGGCCAAAGAATTCGGTGGTAGAGATTGCACCTAACATTCCCGTAATTAAACCATCATCATCTGTGGTTATTAGAATAGTCGCTAGGTCTGGAAACGCTATTGCAGTTTCAGCTATTTTTAAAAGTTTTACTGAGTCCAAAGGTAAGACTTTATAGACGGGACTTTCTTGATGCATAGCCCTAGCTAAGTGAAGCATAGAGTCTAAGTCTTCACTAGTGCATACCCGTACTTGGTGTTTCATCCGCTTCCTCCTGCCAAACAACTAATTCATCAATCAATTCACGCATACCCGCATATCTGTGAGCAGAAATTTCTGATTCGTTGTACGCAATACAACGCGCTGGGTAGTGATGATTTAGTAAAACTAAAAGTTCACGGGAGGATTGGGGGAATTCTGGAAGAGTTTGTTCTTCGATTTCGTTACTCATTTTTTAGTACCTCTGGCATGAGACCCGCCTATTGACATAAAAAAGCACTGTCAGAGGGGAAATCTCCGACAGTGCGTAAGTTTTTTAACTAGTTAATGCTCCCCAAGCTACAGGGTATAAGGGTTTCAAAATTTCACCAACTTCTAGTGCCAGGATTTTTATCTCCTGCTGAGCGTGTGGATCAGTACGTTGCTTATAGAACCGAGCATAGGCTGATAATGACCCTGTCCAATACCAGCTAACCTCCATTCCTTGAGGTAGAAGGAACCTAGCTTGTTCGGGACACATACCACCCGCAATCGCCATTTCGTATGAATCTAAGCACATACTATTGTTAGACTGAAAATGTCGCCTCCAATACTTATTGCCTGTTGGGTGCATGTCTTCACCAGAACCCTGTTTGACAGAACCCTCTGGGTGCTTCCGGAATTGCTGCGGTATAAAGAACTTCGGGCTAGAACTAATGTATCTACGCGACTCTTCATTCTCACTGAATCCGACTTTGTGTTTGAAACACTGTGTCCTAATAGGAACAGGAGCAGTCATACGCACGGTAATAGAAGTGTGAGCGAAGGGAGTCCAGTGATTATGTTTAGCGAGGTAGTTGATTAACCCCGAATCCCTTTCACCATCAAACTCAAGTCCATCAGCCGCGAAGGATACTCTTGCTGCTTTGACCACAGAGGCATCGCTGCCCATGTGATCTATGTATTCAGCCTTCATCTACATAATCCTCTACCACGGTACTGGGTGACAGCCCTAGATCGACACGGTCTTTTACTGTCTTCTGACCCGCTGGTAATTGAAAACCAAACAGTCTCTCCCAGTTATCGGTGTACGCTTCGGAGTTAGCCTTGCTAACGATCTTATCTTCTTCACTCATACATTAATCTTCCTTACTGGCTGCTAAGATACGCTCCGAGAAAAACACCATCTTCTCTGCGTCATAAACACTATTGTTGCCTTTCTTCTCCTTACCTTGACGGGCAGCGGCTGAACGCCATATCGCTTTGAATACGTTGCCTTCGGCAAATGTCATTTCTAAAGATTCGATAATGTCGTTACACTCAGCTTTATAACTTGTGGGTATTGTCGTAGGGTTTCTAACCTTCACGCGGTAGTAGCCAGAACTGCCGCCTGTATGTTCCTCAGTTATAGTTGGGTCAGGTAGTAACAGTTCTTTAGCGTTATAAATGCAAACGTCACAATGACTAGGGTTAAGCCCCATTGGGTGACCACATTTCGTACAATCATAATGTGCCATTAAGTGCCTCCGACCTACCTAGTTTACGTTGAGTCCAAAGCGCAACTTGCATGATTTCTGCTGGCGTACAGTCCGACTTCATTCGGTTTGCTCTCATTGAGATAACCGCTGTGTTGTCAGGTGTGTACCCAATTGCTGGATCAAGTCGATCTAAAGTAGCACTAGTTGATTTGCCACCTTGATTGTTACCAGCACTCAGAGATATACCTAATACGGGACAGCACTCAGGTATATTTAAGTCTTCGACCTCCAAGTTAAATGTAATACCCGCACCTTTCGCCCGGTACTTAGCATTAGCAATCATCGATCTTTTGTGTTCAATAGAACCGAACCTATAAGCAATAGCCATTTATAATCCTTCCTTATCAAATGCTTTTATCCACATCGCACATGCCCCACTTCGGACAATGTCTTCCATACTGAACTCAATGAGAGATACAGGTAATCCTTGGGTTCTAATCAACCTGATCACGGTCTCTAATCCAGACGTAACTTTGATGTCCCGCTGGCGAACATCACCATTGACCACGACAGTACAATCCTTACCCACACGACTTAGAAACATCTTCATTTCTTCGGGCGTGGTGTTCTGAGCTTCGTCAAGAATGATGAATGCGTTGTCGAATGTACGACCCCGCATGACTTCAAACGGTATGATCTCAATCGCTTTATGCTTCAAAGCAATGTCGTACTGCCCACCACCCATGCGCTTACGAATGACATCGGTGAACGGCACAACCCAAGGTGCTATCTTTTCTTCCATTGTTCCGGGAAAGAAACCTAATGACTTAGACCCGGTAACATTGGGCCGGGTTAAGACGATCTTATCGATATTACCTAGTCGATAGAGGTCAGCCGCTACAGTAGAAGCGATGAATGTTTTACCCGTACCCGCAGGGCCAAGAACCACGACCTGATCGTTGCACATTAACGCTGCCATGTAGTCAGCCTGTGTGTCCGTTTGTGGACGCAGAGGTGGTACTGCATTGCGCTTGTCGTCTAGGAACTTATCCTGCACATCCCTAACTGGCTTACGTTTGTTCTTCCTTTCCTTTCGCATTACCATCCCCATGTATCACCCGTCATTCCGTCTGCACTATAGTCAGTCACACGACCTTCAAAGAAATTCTTGAAGCTATCGCCACTCAGCACCCAATCAAGCCAAGGCAGAGGGTTCTCCGCTATGTCCCAGTTAGGCTTTAACCCTAGGTTAGTTAATCTTCTGTCTGCGATGTATCGGATGTAGTCCTTGACTTCACTAGCCGTGATACCTTCCACACTCCCCATGTCAAACGCCAGATCAATAACTTTATCTTCAAGATCAACAGCAGTTCGGTACATTTCGTATACAGATAATTTAAACTCGTCATTAACGACCTCTGGATTTTCTTTTAGATAGATACGAAACAACTCAGTCATTCCGTCTACATGCATGGTTTCATCGCGGATTGACCATTCAACAATCTCGCACATGCCCTTCATTTTTCCGACACGCTGAAAGTTCAATAGCATTACGAATGCTGAGAACAAACTCATGCCCTCGTTGCACACTGTCTGCGCTAGGGCTTTAGCTAAGCCAGCCTTGGTGGACACATCGAAGTCCTGCATGAACTCAAGCTTCTCTGACATTTCCTCATACTCAAGAAACGCAGAGTACTCAGACTCTGGGAATCCAAGCGTGTCATTTAAGAAGGCGTAAGACCTCATGTGGATAGACTCTCGCTGAGCAAAAGACATCATCATCATTCGGGCTTCGTTGTTTTTAATGTTGGGTAAGAACACCTCAACGTATGATCCTCCAACAACCACATCAGACTGAGTAAACAAGCGAAGGATTTGCTGGATGAACTCCTTCTCTGGTGCGCTAATCTTCCCAGACTTCCACTGGTTAACGTCCTCCATGAGGCTGGCTTCCCACTCTCCCCAGTGGATCTTGTCATGCTCAATAGCACGGTTAACGAGGCTGGGATACTTGAATGGTTTGTAAGCTGTACTGATTTCTAAAAGACTCATGATTTTATCCTTGGCATGATAAGCACTCGTCATCATCTTCGTAGTCTTTCAATGCCACGCGTGTGGCTTTTATTGACACAGTGTCGGCTTTAGCCCCTGCACTGGTACGAAGGTAATAGAGTCCTTTTAGTTTCTTGTTAAAGGCCCGAAGGTGAACCTCGTTGACATATGATTTATCTGTCCCTGCGGGGAAGAATAGATTTACTGACTGACCTTGGCAGATGAATGGCTGACGAGAGGCTGCATGATCTACAACCCAACGCTGATCCAACTCAAACGCTGTCTTGTACACATCTTTGTGCCAATCACTCAGCCAATCTAAATGCTGAACAGAGCCTTCATTTAGAATGATCGACTTCCACTGTGCTTCAACCCAATCAACATCTGATTTATGCGCTTTGATTACCTTGTCTAGGTACGGGTTCTTAACTAAGTGAGAACCTACGCGAGTACGGTGGGTATAAGCATTGGACTTCCACGGCTCAATCGAAGGTGAACAACCAGCAAGTATTGAACTGTTCGCGTTGGGTGCGATAGCTAACAAGTGTGTGTTACGAACCCCCTCTATGTCAGGACACGACCCACGTTCTTCTGCAAGATATACAGTAGTAGATAATGCCTGTGCTTTGATGTGGGCAAACATATTCTCATTCAGAGTGTTAGCCATAGGGCTTTCCCACGGCACGTCCTTACGCTGAAGATAGGTATGGAAACCCATCGCACCTAGACCCAGTGCGCGTTCCTGCGTAGCTGAATAGACAGCCTTGCGTAACTCTTTGGGAGCATGGAAGCAGAAGAAGCTTATTACATTGTCAAGCATGGTGATTAGGTCAGACACCATTGTTGTGTCCTTCCATTCATCGTAATGCTCTAGGTTCACAGATGACAGACAGCAGACAGCAGTGCGGTCTTCAGAAGTCGGTAGATGGATCTCGTTGCAGAGATTACTACCGTGGATCTTCAATCCTTTGTCCAGCATAGCTGGTGGTAGTTTACGGTTAGCTTCATCGATAAAATTTAGATAAGGCTCACCTGTTCTAAACCTTGTCTCCAACAACCGCTGCCACAGACCACGCGCAGACGTTGACTCTCGGACTGTCTGATCGTTTGGATCGATCAAGTCCCACTCAGCATCAGCCATAACAGCTTCGATGAATGAGTCAGTGATGTTCACTGCGTTGTGAATGTTAAAGGCTTTACGATCTGGATCGCCACCAGTGGGAACCCTGATGTTCATGAACTCAATAATGTCAGGGTGAGACACATCAAGGTAAGCCGCGTAGCTGCCCTTGCGGGTTGTGCCTTGGCGATACGCGGTCATGTCTGCATCCACTGTTTTTAAGAATGGTATTGGACTAGGAGCCACATCACTAGTACTCCGAATGCTGCTCCAATGACCGCCCACTCCACCACCCTTAACGCTAAGCCAGCGCAACTCTGACGTATGATCGATAAGGCCATGCAAGCTATCAGGAACGTAAGTAAGGAAGCATGATATAGGTAGTCCACGGATTTTTTCCCCCTCCCTAGGGGCATTAGATAGGATAGGTGACGAGAACATGAACCAACCTTTGGATGCGTAGTCATATATTCTCTGCGCTAGGTCATAGTCGTTCTTGCAGAATGCGGTAGCCGCACGGGCGAATGCATCCTGTGGATCTTCCCCTTCTAAGCAGTAGTAATCTTTTAACAGAGTTCTTGCTTGTTCAGACATGCTGTTGTTACGACTATAGTCAATTACAATTGTCATTTATCCACTCCGTAGTTTCCGTAATGCCCTTAAATCCAACGAGGGTGGCATCTGTTTCAGTATTGATTATGGTAGGTACGCTACGAACTTTGTAATGGATAGCCCTGTCAATGTCCTTACCAATGTCAATCTCTTCATAGTCAATTTCTAAGCTATTCAAAACTTGACTGACAGCTTTGCATGGGGCGCAGCCTTCCGTATAAAATTTAATAATCATGCATCTTTATCCTTTTCTTCTTCACGGGTCTCAGGCCCGAACAATAGATCCATAAGATACAAACCGAATATGGTTAAACCTGCGTAGGTTATAGCCTGTACCAAATCACCCAATGCATTAAATAGATGTTCCATCATGTTCTCCTTCCAGATCTAACCATTCGTGACCACTAGGCCCCCAAAGTTTGATGCGGTGATTGCTTTCGTCATAGTCTTCATACCTAAGTATCCGAGCCATGCGTGTATTGAGTAACGCTTCTTGCTCTGTCTGTCCCTGCTTCTCATACAAAGCGGTAACAGCTTTCCACATCTGTGCCACGTTGCCGCAGTCGCCTAGTGCAGCCTCGGCTTTTTTAGGGCCAATGCCTTTGGCTCCTGCGTAACCGTCAGTCTTGTCGCCCATCAAGGTCTGAATCATCCACGCGTGGTCAGCACTAAATGGTCTGATCATTTGTGGGCGTTTCATTTTCATTGGGTTAAACAATTTACAAGGGACAGTCAGAAGATCTTTATCAATAGTGATAACGACTGAGCCTTTAAGTCGCGGGTTGCTGCCATGTATACCCATGACATCGTCAGCTTCAAGACCCTCAATGCGACTGACCTTGTAGTTATTTTCTAGGTGTTCGATCACTGCGTTGTAGGCGACAGGCTTATCTGTACCCTTGCGATTAGCTTTGTAATCGCTGTTAATAACCTTCCTAAAGTTGCCGCCATTCTTGGGACTGAGTGTGAGGATAGGCATCTTGGCGCGAGACCCGTGCATCCATTCGCCAATCAACTTGTCTGCGTTACGAATTGCCTTGCGGCTATCGATTATTATTTCATCGTCCCAAAGTTCTTGAGCCGCAATTGAACTGCGAAATGCGATGATGTCACCGTCTATAAGTCCGTACATTAATGGGTATCCTTCCAGTTATCACCGATGTCATATGCACCAGCGAGTTCACAGTTCATGTTTAAGTTTTCACCAGCCTCTTTGATTGCCTGTGCGAACAGCTTGCCAATAGAATCGGCATGTTTTGGACGCACTGACATTTGAACTTCGTCATGGACGTTAGCGCAGTAGTCGAAGGTAAGTGATTCGTAAGTGATAGGGTCAACGTGTCCTGCATCTACGCAGAGTTTGAAATGAAAGTGAGCCAGAGCCTCCTTCATAACAACAGCACCGTCACTTTGCAGCAACGAATTTAGTGCCGAATGCTCTGTTGGGGAAATGATAGGTCTCCCATCAGCACTCTTTAAGTAGCCTTGCTCACGGGTACGCTTCTTACACAACTCAGTAAGAGGCGTTAAGCCAACGATACCCTTGGCAAGATCGTCACGGATACGCTTGCCGATACCCGGTAGCCTACCCTTCTTAATAACACCCTTGGCTTTCCATGCAGACACATAGATCTGCCCTATATTAGGATTACCTGAACCATAGAGCAGAGCATAAATTAGGGTCTTGCTGGAATCACGATCTGGCATTCCTGCTGCTTTCATCGTGCGGCTGTGGGCATCAGTCCCGTCTGCCTTATCACCGTAGATTACGGCTTTGGCGTAGGCCCCCTTGTCCCAGAAGAAAAGTCTGTTAGCTAATCCTCTAAGTTCCAGACCCTCGGCATCGCAGCCTACAAGTTTGTCACCTTCGTTAGCAGTCCAGACCTCTCGCATTCTTAGATCTTTCTTGTCCACCTGTGCAACATTCGGTGAGAAATGGGACATCCTGTGTGTCCTAGTTCCACACTGATTGACACGACCATGTATGCGACCACCCTTCTCCAACTTCATCCATGCGTTAGCACCCTCGGACACCTGACCTAACTGTTTACTGATACGCAGATAACGGTTTAGAGCAGCGGCTTCGGGGTAGATTAAGTTCTTGAGAGTGGACTCATTGATCTGTGGAATATTAGTAGGCGTCAGCTTTAGTGGTTGCCAATCTGAGTGGGCCTTACTAATACGATAGGTACATTGAGGACGCGAGCCGGGGTTGAATGGCTGAACAGTAATCTTGGTATACGGGATTCCCTTAGTAACACCACGACCCTTGTTGCTTACCTTGGGTGTGGTTACTTCTACTTGGTTCCATAACCGCAGCTTCCAATCCCACGTTCCCTTCTCTGGAATGATGACGGGTGGGAATATGTCCTTTAGGTTTTTCTCTATGTCAAACTTCTCACCTGAGAGTTCAATATAAAGTTCAGTTAGCTTTGGTATGTCTAACTTAAACCCATGTTGCTCCTGTAGATGGAGACAAAATGCGACCTTGTGTTCCAGCTTAATGGCGGGTCGCCAATCAACTTGCTTCTGCTTGAACCAACCCAGTAACTCTTGCTGCAATCGTTGGTAAACTTTAATAGTTACCAGCACATCTTGATTACAATAAGTTCCCATCATGGGATGCCACTGTGAGAAGTCTGAGAAGTCCATCTTAGGGAACCCAAGGTCTTCACCCCACGCTGCCAAGGCATGGGAACGTCTATCTGGGAACAGCATCTTAGATAGAACCAGCGTGTCATACACCTGTTCAAATCTAAGAGTGTTCGGTACGATCCTGTTGATCGCATGTAGGTCATAGCCTAGGCCATTGTGAAAAACTACGCGGTCTGCTGTAGCCAATCTCGCATAGCCTTCACTAAGCGGAGGGTAGCCCGGCTGGTCTGCATAGCATGTAATCTCTGAGGTCTTTGGATCACCTACTGACAAACACCAGTGGGTTGTAATGGTATCTAAGAGACCATCGGCCTCTAAATCTGCGATAAGAACATTCATATGAATCCTTGATTAAAATTTTCTACATGTTTTTAAAACGGAACATCGTCTGGATCGAAGTCAGTAAAGCCTGACGGTTTAATAAGTGACTCACTAACAGGAAGTAACCGACCAGTTATCAGGTTGAACTCATTCAAATCTGCCTCACCTAGGTCACCAAATTCTCTGTTCTTCAGTAGTCGAATACGGGACTGATCAGGGTTATCGCCCTGCTGGTCACGCTCAACAGCGATGATGTTGTCTGACAGTTGTTCAAGTGAGGCTGAGCCACGCATATCTTGTAGCGTTACTCGACCACCCTCGTTGTATGACTTGCGTCCACCGTCTGGTCTCTTTAGATGGGTGATAGCGATAAGGCCCACACCTGTCTGCTCAACAAGACCACGCAGTGCAGTCATTAATAAGTCAATGTCCTTCCTCTCCCCTTCACCGCTAGACTTCTGACCCGACACCACGATTGAAATGTGATCCAGTATTAGGAAGTCACACTCCAAAGAGGTAGCCATGTATTTAAGTTTGCTGATTAGGTTTGCGGAATCTAT